ATCCGAGAGAAGTCACAAATGAGGCCGAGTCATCAGTGACACCATCACATTTCGCGCCATGTCGCATTGGATTAATCTTACCATTTACGTCACCAGCGACAGTCGTAAAAATACCAGCTGCTGGCGTCGTGGCGCCAACTGTACCGTTATGTGGCCCAACGAATCCAGTATTCGCGGTAATCGTGGTTCCCGTAATCGCTGCTGGTGTAGTAGCACCTATCGTATGGCCTTCCGAAAGCGCATCTCCAGTTAACGTCGGCGCCGCAACATTCTTCATCTTGAAGGCTTGCGCATTGTAATCACCGCTCTGATTGGGGGCCAGGTTAATTGCAGTCGCACTAGAAGTCGCTGCATTAATACAAATCCACTGGCCATTGATTCCTATCGCAATTGCTCCGGAACCACTACCACCACAAGGAGCACCCGACGATCCATCATTAATATAATATTGCTGGCCATTAGTAACAGTTGAGGGAAGACTCGCGAAATTGATGTGAACGAGCTGTGGCGAGATAGGTACCTGTCCACCAAATCGCTGATTCACAGCTTGTCTAAACGGATATCCCGCTTGACCCGGCGCATCAGGGATAATAGATCCACCAGCCCCGAAGTTTGGAATTGGAGTATAGCCTTGAGCTAACGCAGATCTACAAAGAAATAATGATACTATAATTATTAAGCTAGCAGTTTTTATGAAATTTGCTATTACCCGTTCATAGGCTTGTTGAGCGGATAATCCTTGCCGTCTCATAGTATGAGAGAACCGAAAAATCCCGTTTGGTATGTGAGCGAGGGCATCGGTAGCGATCATCATTTTATTGCCAACCTGTACCCAATGATTACTTCGACGGTTACGACATTGCTCCGCAGCCGTTGCCCACCGGCAATTACCTGGCGCATATGGTCCGTCGTTATCCGGATAGCGATCTAAACTATGCTGTGAAGTTGGCCGCCGCCCCATATCAGCGAGAAAAACTTCAAATCCACTTAATCCACGAGCGCCCTCAAGCCATTCATGGCAAATTGTGATACCACGCCCGCCATATCTTTTAAATGCTGGTGCGTTGGGATTAGTACAACGCTTCTTCATACCATGATAGATACGATATTCAGAGGAGACTTCTCCGCGAGGAGCTTCACCATGAGTCATGGACCTTGCAACGGTGATCTCTGTACGTAAACAACCGCAGCTCGTAGACATACTCCTAAGTAAACTATCAGCAGTAATCAGCTTCTCCGTTCCGCAATCACAACGACACCACCAATAGAGATGATGACCGCGTTTCTCTACTAAACGAATAACAGTCCAGCGCCCGAATCTCTGTCCAGTTAATTCTCTCATACCCCTCTATTAAGCGAACATTTCCTGAATAAAAAGCGCCAGAATCATAATCAACAAACACAGAACAATCACTAAAAGCGGATCTTTTACGGCCCATTTCATTCGCGTACTCAATAAATGACAACAATCATTCCTGGACCACCAGCGCCACCAGCACCTCCACCTACACCACCACCACCACCTTGTCCCGGATAAATACCGTTTTGCCCATTTGACGCACCACCACCAAACCAAGTAAAATGGCTATGCCCACACCCAAAACTTGCACCACCTTCTCCACCAATCGCAAATTGATGCCCACCTGTATCTAAGATCGTACGACCAAATTCACCACCGGTCCCCGGAAAGACAATAGCTGCACCACCAGCAGCACCGCCGTAACCTCCCAATCCTTGAGTAAACCCAGCGGCATTACCAGGACCACCAGATGTCGCAGTATCCGGACCGAAGGCCGAACCACCACCACCGACACTCCAAGCTATCGATTGAGCCGGTGTAACGGTTAGAACATCGATAAAACACCCAGCACCACCACCACCGCCACCTCCAGTAATATACCCTCCAGTGCTATATCCACCCTGACCACCATACCCCCAGCCAATTACAAGTAAGGCTGTAATTCCTGCTGGTACGATGAAATTACCAGAGCCAAAAGTCAGGTTTTGCAGCCCATGTAGGCCAGTAGAAATTCCAGATATGCGGTTATATAGCCATTGAACCTTATTGAGGAGAAATTGATGCGGCTGATTACTAACGCCAATACCAGAGAACGATGCGCCTGTTGCTGCACCTTCGACGTCATCCTGAGCATTAATCTCATAGACATCGCCATTGGCCCAAGTATAGGCGTTATTAGCCTGGAGATACGTACTCCAGAAGGGATTAGCCACATCAACCACCCTCGTTAATTACAGCATTTTTGCAATGATTTGGTCCAAGAAGCTCCGCAAGAATGTTGCAAACTTTAACAGCTACTTCGTCCGGCGGTACCTGCTCTTCAAGCTTGCCTAGATGGTAGGAAATAGTATGCCCATCATCACCCCAAATCGCAGCAGAAATGCGTTTATCTAAAATTTCCAAGTCCGATTCATCAAATAGCACAGCTATTCTAACTAAATCACTAAGTACACTCATGAAATCCTCATCAAGAACCGGACGGCGTCAATATAAGCTGGAGTTTGATAACACTATCGCTTTTCGGCAAATTATTGGCCATATCGGAAGCAATCATATCGTAAATTTGCTCAGATAACGTAGGCACAGAAGGAAATACGACGCCAAATCCACCACAAGGATCATTATTCTGCGGCCAACCAGCAACCCTCATGTCGGTCATAAACTCGTTCCAAGACGGCGCAGCTGCCATCTCAGTCAAGATCAAATAAGGATTAGCTTGCACTGAAATGGCAATCGTAAACATAGCTACGCCGCGCTTGCGGCAACATGACATATACGCGAGAGAACAAGCCACCGCACTCGGATCGATCACGCCACCTTGATTATCCGGAGTGCTATTTATGTCCCACGCCGGCATTTCCGGAAAACGAACCGATTCCGGTTGCCCCTGGATCCAAATACTTACTAAATCGGTATTAGCAATCTGGCCTACGCCATCAACACCATCAACGTAATTGCCCATGTTAGGCTGATGCGTTGCGTCCATTTCCATCGCAAGTGCGAGCGCAAGTGTTGCACTGGTTATTCCTGGCATTTATATTTTTTCCCTCTGGTCACATCGTGACAAGACACGTTCGTAAGCTTCCTGATTAGTTAAACGATACCGACGTCGATAATACTTAAAGAGGTGCCTTCCATTTTTAACATCTTTTAATGCATCGGTAATTAAGATTTCTTGTCCAGCGATTAAAACCTTCACGTTACTCCGCCTATTCCGTGACTGTTCGAGCGCTGTCACCCATCGACAATTCTCAGGTTCATAATTCCCATCATTTTCTTTTCGATCTATTGAATGTCTTGGGCTGGGGCGCCTGCCCATGTCGAGTAAAAAACACTGGTACCCATTAAAAGTCCCGTTACCCTTAAGCCACCGTTCGCAAATAGTAATGCCTCGACCGCCGTAGTTCAAATAAGCCCTATCTTTCTGATTGAAGCATCGTTCCTTCATTTTACGCCAAGTGCGAAATTCTGGCGTATCATCAGCCGCCTCACCATTATATTTTGCACGTTCGCGAGCAAGCTCTTTCTTTAAACAACCACAACTTAGTGAAACAGCCCCTTTCTTGTGCTGAAAACTAACTGCATGTACACTTTTTTCTTTGCCACAAGAACAACGGCAAATCCAATACCTATTTCGTTTTAGGTCTGGACCTAAAACCATCCATCTTCCAAAAACCTTACCAGTTAGATCAATTCGCGTTGCGTGTGCCTGCTCGCTTTTAAAGCATCCGCAACTCTGCGTAGTTCCTGCTGATAAATGAGCTCCACGAACTGATTTCTCCTGGCCACAATCACAACAACAAATCCAATAGGATTTATGCTGACAGTCCTGTCGAATAACCAGCCAACGCCCAACACGATTACCCGTCAAATCAACAAATCTCATCAGGAATTGTCCTCCTGAGAGAATTATACTATTTTCTCTTACCACACACAAGTATCTTTACATGGAAACGGTCCATGTTCCCGCGAAATTCCCGCCCCCGACATAAGGGAAGCTAGGCACAATTGTATGACAAATCATTGGTACTGGCGCCGTACTTTTGGCTACCAGTGTCCAAACCAGTGGCGCCATATCTGCAGTCGTAGCACCAATCGTTGTTGCCCAAACTGGATGCGAGCCATCTGACGTTCCGGCCGTAGTGACTCTCTGGATATTGTTGTTAGAATCAACAATAAGATTACCAATCACATAAGCCGTGCTCACTGCCCACGATGCGTACGTCGTACCAAGGGCCGCTGGAAACAACGCCGCGCCAGTGTTCCCAAATAACCCTAGCTCTTGAATTGTAATCGGATTCGCTGCATAATCAGTAGCCAATAAGCTATATGCGAATTGCACACTGCCAGCCGCTACACCGCCCGCTGGACCTATTGTAATAGTTCCAATTGCCTTGTAATAGCTCGGATTCGCACTCAGTGCCGTATCTGTGCTCGCCGGTGTAGTGTTACCGGAGCCAAAACCAACGACGGAGACAAACTCCCCAGCTGTGGTGCCACCTAACAAATTCGCAAGTGCAACTAACCCAGCAGTGACGACAAGATTCTCACACTCCCAAAGTAGCCGGCCATAGCGCCAGTCTGAGCCTTCATAAAACCGAACGATCCCTCTCGGCCTTCTCATTTTTACACGTATGGACTAATCGCCACTCCGTTAATCACCACACCACCATCGGCAACATGAGGCTGAGTTCCGCCATATTTGATGCCAGCAGCGTGATTATATGCCCCATCGTAATCTGGGGCTATCGTTTTGATGTCGCTCAATGGCCATGCTGGAGCAACAATGAAGTCAAAAGGCAAAGGTGACAACGTGTCGTATAGACTAAAGATGCTTATTTGCCGATCTGTCACCGGTGGCTGTACAATGTCAACCACATTAAAAAAGAACTGAACGCTATCTAACCAACAACGCGCCGGCTTCCAATAATTGCAAACCGCCGTCATGCGGTTACGCAGCAACGAGAAATCAGTGTCCGGTGGTACTTGTGCTAGATTAATAAGCACCCGAAAAACTGCCCAGCCCTGATTCGACGGCCAACTGGAGCCGCCCCAGCTGCTCTGTCCCTCCTGGATAATCGCGCCACTATATCCAAGACCCGAGAGCGCATTCTTAATGGCACCAACAGTCCCAAGCGTCGAATGCAACGACGTACTAAGCAGAATTAGCGCGCGATATTGCGCCCGCAACACCGATAAAGTCTCAGGTACCGTACCCTCAAACTGAAGCAAATCAATGCTAGCTAAAGCGTCGACACTTCCAACTTGGTCCCAAGTCCCAGCGTATTGAAAGAGCACTTGAGAGACAGTCGGGAGCAATAATGGATTCAGAACATCGAATTGCCACGCCATAGGAAGCACAGCAGAATCCACTAGCGAGGCGATACGATAAACAAGAATAGTCGAAAGATCGAGATTCTTTAGACGCTTAACTAGCTCAAGATGAGCTTTTGAACGTAAATCACGGGCAATCGAGGGCTGAAGGGCGAGATCCATTTATAACGGCCAAACTATCATCTCATTGTCTAGGTTCACCCGAGGACAATATGGCAAAGACGTTTCCAAGCTCAAACCAAGTTTCTCCAACACTTCCTCAATTTCCGCAAGTGTACCAACTCCCAGCCCACGGAATTCCAACAAATCCGCACGCTTCAACCTTACGAGCTCGTATACGTATTTAATGTCATTTTCCTGCAGTACCCTAAAAGCGCGAACACCAATGGGAAGCCCTTCAACAAGCCAATATAGCTTTTCAAAATTCATGAATGCTCTATTCCTATAACCTGCGTCAAGTTAATACTCGCGCAATTGGCCCACTGCCCTATAGTTAACTGTGTATAAGTCGGGCTACTTAGTACCACACGATAAACCCCCGGCGCACTACCAATCGCAGCAGTGAATTCTTCCGGTACGATATCTCTCTGTATCCGTCCAGCATTATTCTGAGCCAACTGTACCGCCGCTGCATTCGCCGCACCCATCGATGTTGCTGGATCCGCATCAGAAAACAGCGTTACTGTACCAATCACCGTGTAATCCACCTCAGTCACCGCCAACGTAGCCACGGTATCAGTTAGCGGGCGGATTGAATCGGCATTAATGACTTTAAAAACCTTACTAAGCAAAGCAGCCGTAGCGATTGCTGGAGTATTCGGCGCCGACTGTGGCTGAAAAACCGGTCCTATCAGTACATAGACATTGACTGTTCCCGGTACCGGGCTATAGATTTGCGCGTCAATAATTGAAGGATCGGATGATAACGCCCAGAACTTATAGGCGCCGGTTGGCCCGGCTACGCTGAAACGGTTTGGTGCCTGCTGGATACGTGCTCGTAAATGATCGTCATTCTCGATATTGTCGCCACCAGCGCTAATCGTCGTGTTAGCGACAGCAGTAATAAGAGAATTTGGATTAATCTGGACGTTAATATTACCCACAGCATAGCCGTTAGCTATGGGTCCCGGAGTAGTAGCAACCGCGAAAACTGTCCCAACTGTCTGATTCGAGGCGAAGGTTAAATCGCTCTGCGTAGCGAAGGCAAATACACCGTCATTGGTTCCGACCAGTGTACCAGCTGGAATAGTGAAACCTCCAATTTGTGCTGCCGAGAGCGTAAACTGCAACGTACAATTCGCACCTTGCGCCGATAAACGCGTAACGCCTACAAGTTGGCCAAGATAATCGATCATCGGGTAACTAGCAAAAGCCAAAAGACATTGCATACCCGTATATTGAATTGCATTACGTACAAGTGACTCACGATAGGCGTAGTCGTCAATTAGGAGGCGCTCGACTTGAGCCGGATATAAAGTGCGGTTCGTCAGATTCTGGAACGTCGAGATCATATCGTTCAGAATCGCATTCGGATCAAGGCCAGAAGCATCAGAGAGGAAATTCGGCAGTGGAAGCGACACGATTTGGGCGGGGAGATCGATTGTCTCCAGAACCGCCACACAAGTCCAGATAACAGCAGCATCAGCAGTTACTGCGCCGACAACATTGCCCCAATCTGGCGGAATCGCACCAGTACTCCCTATTGCAGGCATTGATGCCTGCTGCACGTTGCCCGAGCTATCTATAATAACCTTACCAGGACTCGTGGGAGTATTTGCGGACCATGTCGGATTACCTGCCATGCTTTACCTTTGCGGCACCGTCAACGCCAACTTCTGCTCTCCAACAGTTGGTCCAAGACCAGCAATTGCACTTGCAGCAACACGCCACGTAATCGTTATAATCAGCTGACCGAGCTGTAGACCTCCCGGCTTAATTACCACTGATAAAAGCTGCACACGTGGCTCAAAAGTCGTTATAGCTCCTACAATAGCGGCCACTAAACCCGGCCGCGCCACGGAAAAAGGTTTATCGATCCAACCAAGCAAGTCACAACCAAAAGTCGGCCGCAACGGATCGCTACCTGGTGGCGTCGTAATAATAATGCTTAAGCACTGATTTATATCATCAATCCCTTGGACTACATTTCCAATGCCGCTACCCGACTTAGAACTGTCCAGCATCAGCGACCAATCCGCTGACGTTATATCCGAGAGGGTGATTGCTCCAGCAGGCATCAGCGAATATATATCCCATGCCCAAACGAACCACCACCCAAAATCATCCAAATAATAATGATAAAGATGATAAGACCAATAATTCCGAACCCACCTGGGCCATAGTACTCTCCGCGATACCCATAATAACCGCCTCCACCCAAAAGCAATATTAGCAAAAGAATTAAAAGTAACATTATTTCACACCTACAACTACAGGACCAAACATTACCAAGAGAATCAAAATTAACCCAAACACATCGATAGCCCACTTAACAGGTGGCCATGCTATCTCTGATGGCAAAAGGTTAACTATAGTTACAAACGCCCAAATTGCAATTAACTTTTCAAGCATTAATGCGCTACCACCGGTGGAACTGCTAGTATCGCTGGAGCTGGAGCTGGAGCTGGAGCTGGAGCTGGAGCTGATCTAAGAAGGGTTGCTGCACCTATAATTGCCGCTATGATCAACGCAGCTAATGCAATATAATTTGCCGAGTTATCATGCTGCTTTTGTTCAACTTTCTCCGTACCTAGGGAACGACCCTCCATCCCCGCTATTCTCACTGTCAGAGCAGCTACATTCTGTTCCGTAGCTTTAGCAGTCACCCCAATATTAGTCTGAATTTGATCCAATAGCTTCGCCGTAGACGTTTCAGATTTAGCTATAGCTATTTCACTCGATCTATTCCTCTCATCTCCAAGCTCCTTCGCAGCCTGAAGGGCAGTAGCAACGCCGGATTCCCGCTCACTAAATCGTATATCAATACTCGTGAATCGGGTTTCCATTAGCTCTCTTAGGTGCATTATAGCATCTTGGAGCTCGCTTGGTACTCGATCTGCTCGTTGTTGGAGCAAATCTGTAGCTTTATCCATTCCATCGAGGCGCGTGAAAATTAATTCTTTCTGATTGGCCAACTCCCGCATTAGCTGCTCAACAGTCCGTTGA